GAGATATCGAAGCTCGAACCGCCGACAGTGACCGTGCCACTGTTGAAGCTAAAGAGCCTCGTGTTAGCGACGTAGGTAGGCGTAGAGGCCGCATAAGCCCCAGTGCCGGCCCCGATAGTCTCCTTAGCGAAGTCCATCGTGAGAGAGAGCTTCAGAAGCTCGTCAACCTGATTGGAAAGCTCCCACTCCTTGACCTTTCCACCTTCATAGGTGAACGGGGTCAGGGTGCCCGTGTTGTCGACACGACCGACCTGAGCCGTAAAGCTCTTGCCGTTCAGGTCGCCCAGGGTTGCGGTATACGTAGTGAATCCACCGGCCGGAGTACCGACCTGAAGGCCACCGAGCATGTGCTTAAGCCAGAAGTCGTAACCACCCGACTTCACTTCGAGCTTCAGATCACCCTCGGCACCCTTCGGATTCACCGCGAAACGATCCGACCGAAGAACACGGGTACCGGCGCGAATCGACCCAGAGTCAATCCGCTCATACTTGCCTTCGATGCCCTCGGACTCAAACTCGAAGAACTTCGAGGCCGCTACAGCGGTCCCGTAAGTAACCTCGTCCGAAGCACCCACATACTGATCAAAGATCGTGGCCATTACTTAGCCGTCTCCTTCTTCGCCTTAACTTCCTTCCACCCCTGGCGAAGAAGTGCCGCCGCTATCAGCGGGTCGGCAACCTCGACAGGCTCGCCCTTAAGGGCAGTAATACCGAGGGCCGGAACGTCCATAGCGGAATCCGGCCCTTCATACACAACGGTCTTCAATTCAAAGTCTCGCCTTCACGCGAACGACACTGTCTAGCTGCCCTTCATAGACCTGATCGGAAGGGAAGCTAGACACCTTCTTAGGGATGAAATCCGAAGTCACAACCGACTGAACCCCTAGCGACGGATTCGACTTCATGCCGTCCTCGATACCCGCGGCCATGTTCTGAAGCTCGGTCTCGACCTCTTCGGCCGTAGCCCCGGAAATCTGCGCGTTCACAACAACGCTGATCTCAAAGACCTCTTCACGGGCACGATTGGTCACCCATTGCGAGTCAGGCCAGGAGACTTCGCCGACGAACACCCAACGACGTTCGGGGTTCCTGGTCGGATAGCCCCAGGTCACTTGATAACCGGCCAAAGCCGGAAGGGCCTTGATCATGTCCCGAAGGGCCGCCTTAACGGCAAACGCATTCGTACTCATCTGGACACCCCGAGAGCATCCAAGAACACACCGAAGCGATACCGCTTCAGAGTTGCGTCGACCTCGGGGATACCCGTCTCATAGCCCGCACGGCCAGGGGTGGCCAACGTGAAGTTGCCCCCCTCGTGCGCGACGAAGGCCGTAGCCCGGTCCGGGATACCGCTTCTCTCGGCAGTCAGCAGAGAGCGAAGCCGAAGAAGCCCGACCCGCTTCACGTCCTCGGGGACCTGGGGGAAGCCGTACGTGAACGTGATCGTGTACCGGTCGCCCTCCACGGGCGTATCAGGGGACCAAACGAAGCCCGTACGGTCGACGTGCCACCCGGTGAGGTCAACGGGCCCTGAAGGGCCGCTGATCGCGTTCAAGGCCGTCACATCGAAGTACCCCAGGAAGAAGCTCGACGTGCCATCCGCGGTCACCTCGACCGAGGTCACTCGGGGCACGAACGAGCGGCCCGTGATCGCTTCAAACTCCGCCTCGACTACCTCGCGGTAGTGGCGTACGTCCGAGGCAGGGAAGCGGGCCGTGTCCCCTAGGTCAAAGTCAGACGACCGAGCCTCGGGCACGGTGAACAGGAAGCCCCCGACAATCTCGAAGATGGTCGTATCCGTGGCCGTTGTGCCGGCCACCCAAGAGGCCGTGTAAACACCCTGAGACAAGCCAGGAACAGACACAGACCACTCGGTTCCCGAGCTGGTCGCGTCGCCCGTGTAAACGGTCTGGCTCGACGAATCCCGTACGGTCACCGACACGGCAGGGACGACCATCGGCGACTCGTCGTCATCGTCTAGGAAGGTGTGCCGCAGCATGGCGGCCCTACCGCTCAGAAACCGCACGATGCCCCCTAGGAAGCCTTCCGCGGCCTACCAGGGGCGCGCTTCTCAGGGGCCGCCAACTCGCGCGTCTCACGCGTCTCTGCGGCCTTCTCGGCCACCAGCTCGGCCCGCTGGTCGTTCAGGAGGGACACGGCCAGGCCCTCGGGCACGTCGACCACGGCACCCGGTGCCGGGTACGGCTCGTTATCGAGAAGCCCCTGATTCGGGGCAAGAATGCGAACCTTCATAACCACTCACTTCCGTTGGAATGACCAAGGGGCCGCCCCGAAGGGCGGCCCCACGCGTTCAATGCTAGTTACGCGGTAACGGTCAGAGCCTTCACGGAAGCCGTGTCGAACAGGTCGCCGGAACCGCGCCACGTGACCTTGAAGGCCACAACGTCACGGTCAAAGCCGTACTCATCCGAACGCACAACCCGCAGGTTCTTAACCTGGCGAATCAGGTACTTCGAAGGGTCACCGAAGAGAACAGTCTTCGCGCCCGCACCCGAGGTAGGCATGTTCGGGTCAGTGAGAACCGGGATGCCCTGGAAGGTGTCCGGGGCGCCCGCCTGAACGGACGGCTCCCACAGGTAACGACCCTGGCCGTCCTTCAGCTTCCGCAGGTTCTGAACCGCGGTGTCCGAAGTCATGAAGACCGAACCCTTGCGGTAAGGCTGAAGAAGGGAGTGCTGAAGGTCGATCATGTTGTCAGCAGTGATACCGGCAAGGTTCGCCGCGTTAACGGCACCCGTGGAACGGGTCACCCAGCCCCAAGGCTGGGAAGTACCGGTACCGAGCAGAAGATCAGCCATCACCTTATCGGCGACAGCAACACCCGCGTCCTCGGCCAGAATCGACAGAATGTCAAGGGCCGAGTCGTCAACGATCTCGTTCGTGGCCTCGACAATCACGCCGTACTTATAGGCGCCGATGTTGGTCTTCGACCAGCTCTCATCCGACTTGCCGTAAGCCACATTCTCAGCGACCATCGCGGCCGTGGGCCGAGTGTTCTTCACCGGGTACTCAAGAGTCTCGCCACCAGAAGTGGTGAGAGTCCGAGCGAGGGAGAAGAACTGAGAGCGCCAACGCATGGCCTCAATGACCTGAGCGACGAACGTAGTCGGCTTCGTGTTGCCCGCGTTCGAAGCCGTGCCCGTGGTCGCGGTACGAAGGTCAAAATCGACGTGCTTCACCTCGCCGCGGGCAACCGCGCGAAGCTCGTCCGCCTCGTCAACGCCACCGTTCCGGACCTCGGGGAGATTCGGCAGGACCAGGCTTCCCGCACGGTCGGCAAGGCGCCGAACCTCGGCCTCACGCTCGCCACGCTCAACAGCGTCACGGGCCTCGGCCTCAAGACGAGTCACGTCCTTGTCGATCTTCTCGACACGCTCGCGCTTCTCGCCCTCGGAAAGAACCTTGTCCGACTCGATAGAGCGAAGCTCGTTAACAAGCTTCGCGCGCTCTTCAAGAGCGGCATTCGCCACTGCGGCGAAGTCCATTGCTACTCCAATGCTAGTTTCAGCGGTTAAAAACGACCGGAAAGGGCCGCGAAAGCTGCCACCGGATCGGTAGGAAGCTCGTAACGGGGAAAGATGGCTCGCGCTTCGCTTAGCGCCGAGTCCTCGACCTCACCCCGAATAGCGGCCCGGATCGCATCCGGCGAATCCAGCCGCCCAACGGGAATGCCGCGCATTTCAGCCAAAGACTGAAGAGCGCGAGACCCGACACCTGAAGTCGAGTCTGTATAAGCCGGGTAGGTAACCGGCGAAACGTCGAACAGCGCAATACTGTTCAGCGTGCGAAGCGGAAAGCCGTCGCCGTCCTCGGCCCAAGAATCGCCACCAGGGGCGGTCTTAAAGCCGAAGGACGACTGAGAAACGTCGCCCCGCTCCATAGCGGTAGCCAGGTCACGCGCATACGTGGTATCCGGCATATCCACTTCGTAGTGAAGCCCGGTGCTGTCCTCGGACAGGCGAAGCGTGCCGCTTCGGTTCCGGCCGAGAATCAGATTCGGGTCATGGTTGAACAGCGCGCGAATGTCATCGCCCTGAATGCTGTCTGAAGTCGCACCCTGTGCGACTAGTTCACGGAAACCGCCGAGGTTCTGAGACCGTGCGCCCCACTTAAGGGCGTAGCCGTAAAAGGCGAAGGTCGAGCCTTCGCTTCGAACCTCAAACTCTGTAGGGACCGCCCTACGCTCCAGTTCCATTCGTGCTCGCTCCCTGATCTGCATTCGATGCCGGCCCCGCATTCGGGTCCGCGTTAGGGTCGGGAACCGGGGCAGGATCGTCCGCCAAAGGAACGGCAGGTTCGAGAGCTTCCGCTTCCTGCTCTTCCTCTTCGGTATCGGCGATATCCGCAACGTTGACAGGCATGTAAAACGCCTGGCCCAAACCATCGGGAAGCGGTTCCATATCTTCAAGCGCGCGGATCTCATCCGCGTTCATGAAGCCGTTAAGGATGGCTTCCTTGTAGGCCGCGTAACGGTCCTTCGTCTTCGCTCGAAGCCGTGCATCTAGGTTGAACTTGATAAATTGCGTACCGGGCAAGAGGAACGTTGAAACGGCCTGTTCGATACGCACAATCCACGGCATTAGCGTGTTGTCTACGAAGAACTTGTTCTGTTCTTCGATGCCGCTTCCCCAGGTCGAAGTCACCTGGGAATCGACCAGATACGCGGGCACTCGGTACAGAAGCGCAATCTCTGTCTTCTGGAATCGTCGCGTTTCGAGGAACTGAGCCTGTTCCGGGCTAAGCGTGATCGGTTTAAACGATGCGCCACCCGTAAGGACACCGACACTGTGACTGTTCTTCGTCCCGGCATGCGTCTTCTTGAACATGTCCCGGAGAAGTCGAGCTTCGTCCGGCCGCGGGGTTCCCGGATGCTCAATAACACCTGACATGGTGGTGCCCTGAGCGAAGAACCTTGCTCCGTACTCTTCGGCCGTCAAGCCGAGGCCGATAGCCTCCCGAGCCATGTCGAGCGGGGAAAGGCCGCGGGAACGGCCAGGAACCGTGAAGGCTGGGATATGGAGAATCTGAGTCCGGTCAAGCTGATTGGCAACGCCGTTCACCTCGTACCGGTCGTCACCCATCGGGCCTTCCTGAATCCACACCGCTTG